ACACCGCAAGCAATACCGACACATGTGACCGGACGCCACCAAACCCGGACACGCTCAAGCAGCGCGGTCTCAAGTTCTTTAATCGTCATTTTGGGTCTGGGTATTTAGCGTGCGGAAGTTCCCAATGTGGGCCGTCCTTAAACGACTTCCAGTCCCCGCCCCAAGTAATCGACACATTCTCAAGATGCGCTGCCTTCTTCATGGCTGCTTCAATCTTATCAAACAGCGGCCAGTCCCAACGGATGCTGCCCGCTACATACGGCGCGATGTCAACCGCGAAGCCGTGAATGTGGCGCGAACGCATCGTCTTGGTCGCGCCCTTGGCGAACAGTTCTTTCTGCCGTGCTGGTGTACGCAGCCCTTCGATGACGGTGAAGTCAATATCGGAAATGCTGATGGCGCGTTTAACGACGCGCACCAGATCAGGGTGCACGCCGCGAAGGTTTAACAGGGAACGTGGGCCTAGCTTAAACGCCATTACCGATCTGCCTTGTTGTCCAGCTTGTCTTCAATCCGGCGCAGGTGAAGCATCACCTCGTCAAACTTCTTGTCGATGCTGTTGAACTTCTCGTCACCAAACTCCAGTTTTGTCTCAAGAATTGCAAGACGATTGCTCAACTGCGTCCACACACCAATGATGGCGAAGATGCCCGCAACGACGGTGAGAAGCGTGTCGATGCCGAACGACATGTCCATTAGCTTGGCTCCGCTGGCCATACGATGTTAAATGGATTAGCTTGGCTAGTTATGTCGCGCAAGGCTTGGCGGTGAGCGGCCCATGCAGTGGCGTCTGCCGAAGCGTCAGGTAGCTGCGTCCAATCGCAGGCTGCCAGCAGCTTGTTACGTTCAGCACGAACGACATCCCACTGCGCGCCGACCTTTTCTGCCGATGCGTCTGCGTCAAGGTCTGTCACGATGTAGTTCTGGGTCCAGATGCCATCGATCAACAGTGCTGGGCCTTCCTCGCGCACTTGCGTCGCTGGGTCAAAGTAAGGTGGCGTGACGATCTGCTTCTTGTGTACGCCAAAATGTGCGGCCTGTTCGTCAGTCAGACGGCGGGCGTAACAATAGTTGTCCGCGTCCCACTGCGTCGGCTCTGTATCAAAGATGTGCCGTATAAAGGTGTCGCCTTGGGCTTGGACATACCACATTATTCTGCTTCCTTTGCTTCCCGCTTGGCGGTTACACGTACAACAGCCGCGTCATATGCGGCTTGATCTTCAATCTGGTCTTTCAACGCGGCTATGATTGCCGCTACGTTGCCCATTTGCTTAGCAGTATCGGTAAGTCTTTCGGCTACATTCGCCGCAAATTCGTTGTCTGTGGCGTTTGCCAACAAATATTCAAAATTCCTGCGGTCAAAGTCGTAATGGAAATACTCGATTTCACGCCCGTACATAGCTTCCGCAATCGTGTCATATTTATATTCGTCACTAAGTTGAGTGTAGATCATGTCTTGTCCTTGTTATGCGTTAACGCCGAATGCGACGCCTAGTGCTTGGGCTGGTGGCAATGTCGTAGGGCTGGTATATTTACTGCCAAACCCATTTTTAGACCAGCGAAATGCTACAATAAACGGTGTTGCAGTGCACGCCACCGCAATAGCGTCGCCAGCTGGCGAAAAAGTTACCGCCCTACCGTAACCCGCAATGTAGCCCCCTATTGGGTTAGCATATTTAGTCCCAAATCCCGTTCCGCTATTCCACGGGTACGCAGTAACAAACGGCGATGTTTGGTGGGAAACAGCAATAGAAGTACCGTCAGGGTTAAATGCCACACCAAAACCATTACCAGCGGGTAGTGTGGCGGGGTTGGCGTATTTAGTGCCAAATCCAGTAGTGCTATTCCACGGATATGCAGACACAAATGGTGACGATGTATGCGCTATGGCGATAGCATCACTTGCCGGATTAAACGCAACGCCATTTGCAGCGTTTGTTGGTAGCGTGGCGGGGTTGGCGTATTTAGTGCCAAAGCCCGAACCCACCGACCAAGGATACGCAGTAACAAAGGGCGTACTTGCGTGTGAGATAGCTATAGAAGTGCCCGCGGGAGAAAATGCAATGGAGTAGCTGTAGCTTGTTGGAAACGTGGCGGGGTTAGCATATTTAGCGCCATAGCCAGTAGTGCTATTCCACGGCCATGCGTTGATATAGCCCGGGGAACCCGACGACGCAGCTATCGCATCGCCCGCGGGCGAAAATGCCACCCCAGTAACCTCGCCGTTAGCTGACGTGGCAGGGGAGGCATATGGCGCGCCAAAACCAGACGCAGACCAACGGTAGACATCCATATAAGGTATCGACGTATCATATCCATATGCAAGCGCGTTCCCCGCAGGTGAAAATGCCGCGCAGTATCCGGCTGCGGTTGATGGCAACGTATACGGGTTTACATATTGAGTGCCAAACCCTGAGCTACTCCAAGGATACACGCTTAAAAACGGAGTTGTACCGTGAGCTACCGCTATTGCGTATGGCGGCGTGTCATCATTATACAGATAATTAGCCATCCATTTTGTTGCGGTAACTTTAACGGCCATTAGCGTATTGTTAGCAGATACAGTCGCAGTCCCTGTAATGCCCGATCCAAGAATTAACGTATCGCTGTTTATAGCAACTGATACAGGAAACGCTGCATTTTCTGCGGTAAATAATATCGTTGTGCCGATGGGAAACGCGACGGATGCGTTTGACGGTATGGTGTACGTGCGCGAAACAGTATCAGACGCAGGATGGAAAATCTGCTTGCCAGCATCGCTGAGTACCAGCGTATAGTTTGCTGACTGGATATTCTGTGGGTACTGAACCGCGCTCGATGGGAGCGCCGTAGATGTCCAGCTTGTACCGTTGCTAGTCAGGACGTTACCGGAAGTGCCGGGGGCGATAGATGCTGCCCACGCAGAACCAGTTGAGACGGCAAGACCCGCGCTTGGATAAACTTGTGCGGTAATAGCCGCCCAGCTTGCATTCGTGCCGTCCGTCGTGACGTACTTTCCGGCGTTGCCAGTCTGCGAAGGAAGCGTGTTGTTGAACGCAACCTGCTGCACAAAAGCAGTTGTGGCCACCTGAGTTGTGTTCGTGCCAGTGGTGGCTGTCGGCGCTGTCGGCGTTCCAGTGAACGCAGGAGAAGCAAGACCAGCTTTGCCATCCAACTGCGTCTGCACATTCGATGTCACGCCATCAAGGTAGACGATCTCTGCCGCGCTCACACCGCCGATGCTAGTCGTCGATGGAAGCGTAACCGTGCCGGTGAATGTTGGGCTGACCAGCGGCGCGTAGGTTGATGCTGCCGCCGTAATGGCTAGTTTAGCGTCAAGCTGCGTCTGGAGGTTCGACGTTACGCCATCGAGGTAGCCGATCTCAGTTGAGGAGACTGCGCCGATGCTTGTGGTCGAAGGCAGACCAACCGTGCCGGTAAATGTTGGCGAGGCAAGCGGGGCGACAACGCCACCAGAAACAGTGCCGGTGACATTAAGCGTCCCGGCAACAGCAGCTACTTTCCCAGCACCTACATTAATACCAACGCTTGTCCCCGTGCCGTTAGCGGCAAAGACACCATCGACGAGATCAAGGTCGGTGTTTAGCTTATTACCCCAAGTATCGGCGGATGCACCGATCTCAGGTTTAGTGAGGCCAAGGTTTGTAGTTGTTGTATCCGCCATTAACCAAACGTCCTTGTCCTAGAAGCCAACCGACTTGAACCGGTCTTGGCCCGTTGCTCTGCAACTTCGTATTCAGCCATTAGGCGGTCTAATATAGTAGACCAAACACCAATGCGCTCATCTTCTTTCAAATATGGCGCGCTTTGAACGAGCGTTGCATACAGGTATATATCAGGGTTGGCCGTTAAAAGCCAGTTAGATGTGTTCGAATCCGACAAACCCGCAACGCGGGCGTAGTACATCAACTCGCCCGTGTAAGAGCCGTCAGGCGCAGGAACATGCTGGAACTGAGTGCCGACAGTTGAGAAGAACAGCGGTACGCCAGCCGCAGAAAACTTTGTCTTCTGGATGATGGCTTCTTCCGGCGTTACAAATTCCATAGCCGTGATTGGATTGGTATCAACCTGATAGCGGATCGTCTCCATCCAATCGGATGGGCGGTTCTCATACTCCGCGTCAATAGTGACGGTAGCCCGCGTCACCATTTCCGGTGAACGAAGACGGCGGTTAAGCGCAGCCTCGGCTAATGAGATAAAGGACGGAATCGCCGCAGTCAGATCGTCCCTGTTAAGGAAGTCCGCGACCGTAGTCCTTAATTCGGAGTATGTAGAAATTGCCATTAAACAGTCCCCGGCCTTGTGCGGAAGTAAAGGTTGTCCGGATCGTTCAACCACTTCTTCATGCGCTCTTGGTCTTGTGTAATACCTTGGCGCTCAAGTTCATAATACACTGAAATCGGGATGCTGCCAACCTTTGTCCATTCACCCCAGCGTTCCGGCGCTTCGTTGAACTCGCGCTTGTTCTGCTCGATGATTGCCGAAACATCCTGCTCTTTCGAGATGATCGCTTCGTCCTTCTCGGCATCGTAATCGTAAAAAGTTTTGACGCCTGTGAAAGCATCGTCGTTGATAAGGCGTTTAGTCATAAAACCCTCAATAGTTAGATGAGGGGGCGTTATGCCCCCTCACCCAAATAGACCTTCTTACGAAGTGGTCAAGTCGGCTACGATACCGTGAGCAGCTTGGCTGTTTACCTTCAAACCATACTCGACGAGGAGCAGAGCCTTCTCGGCGTCGCCGGTTTTCGCCAAATCCATTTTCTGGATTGGACGAAGAACTGCCAACGATGCGTAATCAGGATCGACGATGAACGCATCGCGGTCACGCTGGAAGCGGTTAGGAACGATGTTGACCGTACCGAAGTCGGACACATAAACGTCGGCTGCGCCAACGATTTGCGCCTGCTGACCGGCTGGAACGTCGCGGAAGCGAGTTGCAATGCCGGTGAAGCCCGAAGCAACAGTCTTGTTGAACGGACCAACCATCAGCATCTTAGGTGTACCACCCGAAGTCCAGACCTGCTGGATTACGTTCTTCAGAAGTGTTTCCGTGAACGCACGCTGCGTACCATCGGTACGAGCAGCAGTTGGGGTCGAGCCAACAGTTGGGTTAGCACCGCCTGAACCGAACGAGGTGTTCGAGGTCAACCATGCAGGCAGACCAGCAGTACGACGTGCAGTGGTGGTGTTACCAGCAACCGATGCTTGGTTGGCAAGAAGAGCGGCTTCCATGTCGCGCTTCAGTTCCGAACCCAGCTTTGCAAGCTGATAGGTCATTTCGTTACGACGACCAGCCTTATCGACTGCTTCAAGCGTACCGGAGATTACGACGTTCTTCGTGCTGATCTGCGTGTAGTTACCAACACGAGCGGTTGGCGAAACAGCAGTGAACGAAGAAATGTCGTCACCTTCGAGTGCGGCGTTAGAAGCCGAGGCCGCAGCCAAAGCGTCGGTCTGCCATTCGAAGTAGGTGTTCTTGACGCTTTCGCGGCCAATGTTCGAAATGAACGGAGTTTCTTCTGGCGAGATGTTATAGATAACGTTCGACAGGTCTTCACGAATACCGATAGCTGAGTACCGGGTAAAAGTATTTGCTACAATAGCCATTAGTTCACATCCTTATTAAATGAGTTTATCCAACAGGGCCGCTGCATCTGCGATACGACCGCTACGCACAAGGCGCTGGGACGCTTTCTTTACATCGGTTGAACGTGTGTTGACTTGAGTACCTGAAGAACCGGGACGGACGATCCGCGCAACCTTCTTTGGCTGTGCCTTCACCTTTTCCACTTTCTTCGAACCCTTATCGAACATCATCGCTTTGCGCAGGATTGAGACGTGACTAGCTTGAACAAGTGCACTTAGGTCGCGTTCGCTAAACCCGTTATTCAAAGCCCATTCACGAAGTTCCTTAGCTTCGCTTTGCATTGTACCTTCGTCTTTCCATTCAGGAATGACTTCAGTGAGTTTGGCGCGCTCTGACTGCACAATGTCAGCCAATGCCCGCTGTTGCTCTTTGGCCATCTCTTCAGCAATCCGCTGCTGTTCAGTGTTAATCGCCTGAAGTTTAGCGGCTCGTTCCTGACGAGACTTATTCCAATGCCGTTCTAACCGCGCCGCCTCAATGGGGTCTTCATTATAAAGATTGTCCCAATCAGGCTCAGCCTCGGACTGCACCTCAAGTTGTGCTTTAAGCACGGGGAGCAGTTCCGCGTATTGAGCGCGTTCCATTCGGATCGCTTCGGCTTCGCCTTGGAACGACTTACGTTCTTCAGCTAACGCCTGAGTTTTCCGTGTGTAATCCGAATAACGAGAATAACCTTTCCGAAGTTCGTCAAGGGTGACTTCCAATTCTTTGCCATCATCTTTTACCTTGATGACTAGATCGTCAGGAAGTTCCTGTTCGATAACCTCTTCTGTGTCGTACTCTTCATCCGGGTCAGACTCTTCGGCTTCATCTTCTTCCGAGTAATTCTCGGCGTTAGTTTCTTCCGCGTCGTCCAGAGCCTCTTCAGGCTCTTGCGCCTCGGCCTCGTCTTGGGTGTCCTCATCAGGGCCAAGCAGTTGGTCGATGGCTAGTGTTGCTTCGTGGAGGCCGATCCCACCACTGGGGTTGCCGACTTGTTCCGTCATATAGCACCTTCTTTATTAAATGTTAACTCCTTGATTTGGCGACTAAGCCGTCGTCAAGGATTGCCTGTAGGCGGGCTTTCAACCGCTCAAGTCCTTTGAGCGTGTGAAACATGTCAGAGCGTCCGCCATAGTCAGTATGAGCCGACCTGCGCCACTCTTCAAAAATATCTCTTTCCACTGCGTCGAATGCCTCCTTGAGAATCTCATCCTCAAGAAGGCGCTTCGCGTGGTTAGCTTTTGTCATAGGGTCCATTAGATCAACGTCGTCCTAGCTGGGTTAGTTGTCATCGCGGCTGCCGCTTGTGTGGCGGGGGTTCCTGCTGAAAAAACACTGCTGTAACTCGGTGTGAAGAACATGGCCTCTGGGCCAAAACCGTACCGCTCGTAATCCGTAATGTTTGGATTGGCGCGCATATCTCGGCCTGTGCCAAGACCTGTGCCCGTGCCCGTGCCAAATGGGGAAACGTAGGTCGATGTTGTGCCTGTGCCGCTGCTGCCACCCACAAGATTTCCTATAAGATTACCCCCGACACCAAGAATGGATAGAAGTTCACCTATGGTAAGCCCAGTGCCAAGAACACCGCCTCTTTCCGAAGTAGTGGTGTTGCCCGTCGCCGTATTAAGCAGGGCGGTTCCTGCCGCGTTCGTTACCGCGCCCGTTGCGGTATCCGTAACCGCTCCCGGCCTATTGCCGGTAACAATAATAGTGTCCGCTCCGGTTGTCGTATTCAGCAATCCACTAGTTCCGGCTGTCGTTGCCGCGCCAGTATTGGCTCCTGTAGTTCGATTTCCGGTAACAACAATGTCGTTGGCTAAGGCGGATACATCTCCCAACGTATTAAGCAAACCGCCCGTTGTTGCGCCCGCTACCGCGCCCGTTGCTGCGTCCGTAACCGCTCCCGGTCTTGCCCCGGTAACAACAATAGTGTCGTCTGCGGTTGTAGCCGAAGTATTTGTCAACGCATCAAGCAGATTGCCTGTTGCCGCGCCAGTTACCGCTCCCGTTACCGATCCCGGTCTTACCCCGCTAACAACAATGGTGTCGTCGGCGGTTGTGCCCGTTGTGGTGTTGTCCGTTGTGGTGTTGCCCGTTGAGGTTCCGCCTGTTCCGGTTGTGGCATTCAGCAACCCACCAGTCGCGGCTCCCGTTACCGCGCCCGTCGCGCTATCAAGTATTGCTCCCGGTCTTGCCCCAGTAACAACAATAGTGTCGCCTGCGGTTGTGCCCGTTGAGGTTCCGCCTGTTGAGGTTCCGCCTGTTCCGGTTGCGCCAGTCGCTCCACCAACAGCCCCGCCCACAGCACCTTGGACCACGCCAGCACCTGCGCCCTGCGCAAGATTGCTGAGAGCATTAACAACGATGTCCCCTGTTGCATTAGAGACAGCCTGATTGGCAGCTCCCGATGCAAACGCATTGCTAAATGCGTCGCTAACTGCGCCGCCCACATCGTTAAGCACGCCACCAACAGCCTCGTTAAGACCGGTTACGTTGCCAAGGCCCGCAGTAGCACCGGCAAGCAGCGCCGATCTTAGAATATCGTTTCCTGATAAGAAGCCACCAAGGCCGCCTGCTGCCGCACCTGCCGCGATTTGCACCCCAAGACTTGCACCGCCAGTTGCAATAGCTGCCGCGATTGGCAGAGCAATGCCCGCAATATCCCCGATAATGCCGAGACCGTTCGGGCCTCGGTTCTCGGCCACGCGCCGGTACTCACCCGTAGCTGGATCAAGGACTTCGACACCCCAGTAGGCATTCCTAGGATCGGCAAGAGTAAGGTCGTTGGCTTGCTGGAATACGTTGCGCAAACCATCTGCGCCAGCGCCAGAGTACACAACATCGCCGCCCGTGCCGCCGCTTACAAGGCGATACGTGGCGTTAGGGTCTACTGGAACAAAGCCCGGCAGTTGGGAGGCATACTGCGCATTTGGGTTAAATGTAGCGGGGTTGGCCGCTTGCGCCGAACCGACGTTGCCGTAACTCGCAGGCAAACCCAGTTCGTTTGCAAAATAATAGCCAGTCTGTCCGCTATTTCGCTGACTTGTAACCGGGTTGGGGTTTACACCTTGGCTGGGTGCAACATACGGATTTACGTCCAGTATAGATTGTTGGCGTTCAGCCGCAGTACGACTGGAGCCGCCACCTACCCCGCCAGTGTAGGAGCCGCCCTGCGCAGGCCCACCGAGCAAGGTGTTAGCAAGATCGGAACCGACTGTTTCCGCACCAAACAGTGCGCCTCCGAGACCGTAATCACTAAATGCCATATCCTGTAGGGGTATAATTGCTACCATTACATCATTCCTTCTGGGGGGAGTTCCGGTTGCATCGGCATCTCAGGCTGCATCTGCATCTGTGCTTGCTGAACTGCCTGTGCCATCTGCGCGTTCTGCGCGGCCTGTTGAGCCTGCATAGCCGCACGATCCATTTCACCTTGCTGGCGTAAAGCCTCACGGTCACGCTGCATCAACGCTTCGATATTGGCCGTGTTAACCTGCGCGCCATACTTGGCTTCAATCTCGGCTGCCTTAATCATAAGATCAGCGTCGAGTTTGTCGCGCTCACGGTCGTCCTTGCGCAGCATCTCTTCGCGCTGCAACTCAAGTTCTGCGGCCTTCTTCTGAATGTCAGCGCGGATTGCTTCCATCTGAACCTGAGACAGCATCTCTTCCGGTGTCGGCTGCGGTGGTGCAGGCGGTGGAGGAGGTGGCATCGTGGCTGGGTCTTTGAAGAATACAGTTGGGTCTTTGTATCCAGCCAGCGCCATCATCTGAGATAGCGTGTTGTAGTAACCCTGCATATCAGCAAGCGGTGCGCCCATCTGCATGAGCATCTCTTGCTTGGCTGCGACTTGGCCCAAGAACGCCATCTTTTCTTCGTTGCTGCCAGTACCGATAGCGACGTTGACGACGACATCCATGCTCGTATCCCACACACGCGGGTCAATCGGCACGAACGTATTACGCAGACGCACCATGCGCGGTGCATCTTGGTTCTTGGCGATAAGCTGCATCGACTTGCGGAACAGGTCTTTCATACCCGTCTCGGCGAAGATACGGCAGATCAGTTCGATATGCTGCGCCGCAGCAGTAATTGTGGCGGCAACAGCAGCGCGGGTTGAAGACTGGAGCGCATTTGCATCGAGGCCGGATGCGGCCTTGGAAATACCTGTACGGTTCTCGCGCAGTTCGTCCATGTACTGCAACATCGGGAAGGCTTGCGACCCGACGAACGGCATCGTAAACGGCTGCACCATACCCGGTGCGCGCATACGGATGATGCCACCGACTTCGGTGTTCATTACGTCTTCGATGTTGACTTGGCCTTCAACGACACCCGTGCGTGGGTGAATCGATTGAGCCAAGCTGTCCAGCGTGTTACGAAGGATATTCGACTTGATAAGCTGAATGTCCATCGTCACGTCGGCAATCGACATGCCGAAGAATGTGTGCGGCTCTGGATCGGGGCAGAAGTCTACGAACGGAATAAAGTCGCAAGGTTCCCAATGCAGTACCTTGTTGGCCGTGCCAGCAACGCAGACGCGGCAAAGTTCCGCGATCCCGTCGCCGTCCATGTCAACGTACACATAGCCCTCGATGTAGAGGACTTTGCGCGATGTCGTATCTGTGCGGCCAGTGATTTGAACGAACGCTTGCGGGTTACGGTCAAAGGTTTCTTGGTTGCCTTCAAAGTCGTCAAGCGTTTCAAAGCCAAGGTCTTGAACCTCATCGAAATCGTAGCCCATCTTTACAAGATCGGACACGGTAACGTAACGACGGTGGGCTACAAACTCGGCGGTCTCGATAGAACGCGCACGGCGGTCAATCAGAAACTCTTCGGGCGGTACGGATTGAACGCGTAGGCGGCCCTTCTCCATTGTACGGACAGCCGTGCAATCGTAGGTCGGCGGGGTCTGCTGCATCATTTCGCCCATCGGCGTCATGGTGATAGTTTCGCCGTAGGTGATTTCTACGTTCTTAACTTCGACGGTAGGATCGGACTGAAGTACCGAGAAGGTAGCCTCATCCATACCCGTGAAGTAGTGGGTCGTGACATCTTTCTCAGTATCCCACCAGACTTTCATGATACCGTTCTTACGGATCAGGGCATCCTTGAATGTAGAATAGCATTCGTTGAATAGGTTGTTATCGCGTGTCAGGCAGTAGTTGACGTAATCCGTCGCTTGCTGCGCGGTGGCCACATCTTCTGGGCCGTTCGGCGCAAACTCAACGACGTTGCTTGCCGCGAAAAATACCTTCATGATCGACGGCATCATGGCCTGTACAGTATCCCGTACATCCATTGACATCGCCTGCGACCGGCCCTCCTCTTCGTTGCCGAAGGGTTCGCCCTTATAGTACTGGCCCGCAAGCGCACGCTGCGGGCTGATGTCGTCGTCAATATACGATTGAGCGTCGTCGATTTCGGCGATTACGATGTTCTGAAGTTCTTCTTCAGATATAGGCTCTTCGACCTGCTCGTCTTCCATCTCTGGTCCTTCGATGGAAACTTCCGTACCGTCGGGAAGTTCCATAGAAGTTTCATCGGACATATCTTCGCTGTCGTCGTTTTCCGAGTTGGCGTTGGGAACCCCGGTGTCCTGATACATACCTTGGTTCTTAGCCATGTCGGCCTTACTCGGCTTACGGTTATTGCGATATGCCATATTTTAGCCTTACTTCTTTTTGGACT